TTAGTTGGGGACTAACTGGTTGGGGAACTAACACTGCAAGTCCTACTGTTGAAATAACTGGTCAAAATTTAACAACATCTTTAAGTTCAGTATCTCTTTCAATTAATGGTTCTGTTATATTAACAGGAGAAAGTTTATCTACAAATATAAATTCTGTTTCAATAACAGGAGACGCAAATCTTTCTTTAACTGGAGAATTAGCAAATTTAACTTTAAATAGTGTTGGAGGAATTCCAGGAATAGATGTTCCTGTAAATGCTCCAGGGACACTTACAACGTGGGGATCAAATAGTTGGGGTCAACTTGGTTGGAATGAAAATATTGGATTAACTACTTCTGAGGGAAATACTACAATTGAATTAGATACACCTGTAGTATTAACAGGACAATTATTAAATACTTCTTTAAATTCAGTATCTATCACAGGAAATTCTAATCTTACTCTAACGGGACAAAATTTAACAATAGCTTTAAGTTCAGTTACATCAATTATAGATGTTGATATTTTATTAACAGGTCAAAATTTAACATTAACAGAAGGAGATGTAGACCCTGCTCCTGATGCAGAAGTAACAGGTCAATTATTAACTTTAGCACAAGGAAGTGTAACTGCAGATATATCAATATCTGGTGTAGTAACAGCTGAATTATTATCTGCTACACTAAACTCTGTAACCATAGATTTAAACACTCCTGTAAACATAACAGGTCAAAATTTAACCATTAATTTAGGGTCAATATCTAACGTAATAGATGTAACTGTTAATATTACAGGATTTAGCTTGACAGGAACTACAGGTCAATTATATGTTACCGCTTGGACACCAGTAGATACTGGACAATCTATAGTATGGACTGATGTTGCTGCATAAATATTGAATTTGACATATATGAACAAATATATTAATTATAACAAAATAAGGAATTAAATATGCCAACAATATATTCATCGGACCTTAAACTATCTATTCAAGCAACAGGCGAAAACGCCGGTACATGGGGTCAAATTACAAATAGTAACCTTTATGTTATTCAACAAGCTATTGCGGGTTATCAATCACTTGCAGTAAACGCAACAACAGGTCTTACTCTTTTATTTACAGATGGAGTTATATCAACAGGTAAAAACGCTGTATTAAATTTAACAGGAACTTTAACTGGAAACGTAAACGTAACTGTACCAGATGCAATTGAAAAAACTTATTTAGTAAACAATCAAGTAACTATGGGAACTAATACTTTAACATTTAAAACAAGTTCAGGAACTGGAATTAAATTAGCACAAGGTAATCGTTATGTAATTTATGCAGATGGAACTAATGTAAATTTAATTAGTATGGAACAAACTTGGAGAGCAGTTTCTGCAGCAGCAACAGTTCAACCTGGATCTGCAATACTAGCAAATACAGCTACAACTTCATTTACATTGACATTACCAGCTTCTCCTGCAGCAGGAGATATAGTATCGGTAGTTGATGCAGGTTATACATTTGATACCAAACCTTTGACTATGGGAAGAAATTCTAGTAATATAGCTAACTCAGCAGCTAATTTAGTTGTAAGCACAGAAGGCGCTGGTTTTACACTAGTGTATTCAGGTGATGCAACAGTTGGTTGGACATATAGGGATAAATAATTATGCCAAATTACGAAGCAACAAGATACGATTTTGACGGAGCTTTCCTAACAGGAATTCAAGGTGTGAATACTGGAATAGTTGTTCCTTGGGGTTCAGCATCCATTCCATCTGGATTTTTGGAATGTAATGGTGCTGCCGTATCAAGATCAACTTATGCAGCTTTGTTTGCAGTTATTGGAACTACATATGGAGCTGGAGATACAACTACTACATTTAACGTACCAGATTTAACAGATAGAACAGTTGTAAATAAATCAAATACAAAAAATTTGGCACAAACTGGCGGAGCAAATACCGTGACGCCAACAGGAAACATCTCAGGCTCGACTGGAAGTACAACTTTAACTACAAATCAAATAGCGTCTCATGCTCATAGTGGAGCAGCCATGGGTATGTCAGCTGCCCAGGCCTCAGATGTACCGAGTGTTGCAGCGAATGCCATGGGAAACACTGGTAGCACCGGTGGTGGTCAATCTCATGACCATACTTTATCAGCTAACTTCACAGGTTCAGCTAATTCAGTTTTACAACCATATTTAGTATTAATTTATATTATCAAAACTTAAAGGTAATTTATGCACTTAACAGTTATACCATCAGATAAACAAATTTATTTAGAAACATCAGATACACAATATCCAAATAGACGTTGTCACATTATTGATAATGACCAGGAATTTTGGAATAATGTAGATCCTAGAATACTTGCTATTCAATATCATTCAGATGGACTAAAACAAATTGAATATAAAAATCCAAGAGAAGATGTTGTTATTACAGATATTTCAATTGTTCAAAAATTTATTGATAGATTTAATTTAACTGAGCAAACTTATCAATCTCAACTTTCTTGGGATAACAACAATGTTCAGGGTGAAACTAGAGAACAAAAAATTACAAGATTAGGGCCAAGACCTTAATTATTTATAATTGATCCAAGAAGTAACAATATATTTTTCTCCACTTAGTGGGGGATTTCCTCTATGTACATATGGAAATGCAGCTGGCCATATTACAATTCTACCTTTAACAGGTTTTACTCTTTGAGATTGATATAAAAATTCTGTCTCACCACCTTCTTCAACAGTATTTAAATATATTGAATAAACCAAAACTCTTTTTTCACAATCAAAACCCTTACCATGTTCTACATGCCATATATGATAACCTTCTGTAGGTAATGTTTTTTGTATTTTTACATGTTCTGTAATTAATTCAGCGCTATCACAATATTTCCTAATATTGGTTTCTGTATAATAGTGTTTTAAAGCTATGTCAAAATTAACCATTAATAATTTTAATTTAATAATGTTAAATTTTTGATCTGTTAAAACGTCTGGTTCACAAAATAATTGTTTATCTTGTTTTCGATCTTGAGTTGCATTTTCGCTTGAAAATCTGGTCCATGTTTTATTAAAACTTTCGTATTTTTTAAATAACTCTATAGCCTGGTCACATGCTTCATCTGGAATATAACCATCATAAACACCAATAAAGTCTTTAATACTACTTTTTCTCTCTTGCATCCGATACCTCTTTAATTAATTAAATTAAAATAACCACTTAAAATATATCTATCCTTATTGTCTGGGCATGCTTGGCCTCTGTGAGTATGTGTAAAATAACTAGGAAACATAACTAACTTACCTACTTCAGATAATATTATTTTTTTATTAAAAAATTGTGTACCGCAATTATGAGAGCTTAAATATATCATAAAATTTAAAATTCTGGTCATATTTATTTTACTATTTACTTCAGAATGCCAAACTTCAAAAGAAGTTCCAGGTTTCCAATGTTTAAATTTTTGTTCTTTAAGTGTCATAGGTATCCTTGCTTCTGGATACAATGTTAAATAAAAATCTAATTCTTTTTGAATTCTTCCTTTTAAAAAATCTAATTTTTCAAAATTTAATAACTTTAAATTATTTTCAATATCATAGTAAGAAAATCCTCCTATTTGATAATATTGATCGGTATGATTTATAAAAATATCTATTATTTTTTCTGCTTCTTCTTTGGTTAAAAAATTATTTTTAATATGAATAAAATCTCTAATCATTTTAAATAAATTTCATCTCCTATTACTAATATGTCTAATTCGCTATTTTTAAATAAATCAAAACAATCAATAACATTTGAAGCTAATGGTTTGCCATTAACGTTTAATGAAGTGTTTAATAGCATAGGTATCCCAGTTAATTTAAAAAAACTATCTATTAATTTTTTAAAAACAATATTATTAGAAACTGTTTGTATTCTACATGTATTATCCACATGTGTTATAGCTTCAAATTTAATTTTTTCTTTTATTTCTGAAAGTAGTAACATATAATCACTTTTTCCATTAAAATTAAAATAATTTTTTACTTGTTCTTCTAAAATAGACGCTCCAAAAGGTCTAAACCATTCTCTTTTTTTAACTTTATTATTTAATATATTTTTACCATTTTTAACCCTTGGATCCATTAAAATTGATCTGTTCCCAAGAGCTCTAGGTCCTAATTCTCCATTACCTTGATACCATCCTACTATTTTACCTTGAGCTAACCATTCTGCTGTTTTTAAAATAGTTTTATCAGAAGGTCCTCTTTGAGGAGAATAATCATCTTGCCAAAAAGGAAAATTTTCATTATCAAAATAATCTTCTTTATAATACTGTCTTAAAAATTCAATTGCACCCAAAGAAAGACCATCATCAGTTCCGTGTGGTGGAATATATAAATTGGTAAAATTATTATTTAATAATGTATTTAACACACAATTTTGTGAAACACCCCCTGTATATAATATTTTTTTATTTTTATCCGCATAATTTTTAAAATGATTAAAAATCATTTTTTCTGCTTTAAAATGGCAAGATGCTAGTCTTGTTAATTCATTTTTTTCTAAATTTGTTTTTGATCTATAATATTTTCTTTCATTAAATAAACTACTCATTTGTTTTATGTCATCTTTAAATAAATCACAATATTCATAGTCAATTTTTCCAAAAGATTTAAGACCCATTAATTTTCCTGCTAAGTCTTGCCAAAGACCTGAAACATTTAATCTATGTGCTTGATTATTTAAACAAGCTCCAAAAGAAGCTGCTTCTTCTCTTTCAAATTTTTTAATTTTTTTATTATTTAAAAAAACAGAATAAGTATCTTCTAAATCACCAAGTGCATCATTTACAAAACTAATATCTGTTTTTTCTATTTTTTTTATTGGCCATATACTTAGATGATGAGCATAGTGATGATCTATTCTAAAAAAAGGACATTTAAATTTTTCAAAATACCAACTTTTTGGTTTATGTTCTTCAAAAAGGGCGTCACTATTTAACCATGAATTCGGTGTATTAGAAGATAAATCAGGATAATTCATATCACCTAAATATGCTATAGCATTTATTTTTTTATAATCAATTTTCCATTTATTAAGGGCATACTCTAACAAATGGTAATCAGTGTTACCATAATGTTTTATACCAAATTCTCTTTCAAACTTAATATATTTTACTTTTTTTCCATTACTATAAGAAATATTAGCATCGTGACTTCTTAAATTTAAACCTATAAAAATTTTATTTTGCATCCGATACCTCTTTAATTAATTTATTTTTCTTCCAATCAGTTCCTTCTATAAGATTGGTTACTAAACAATATCTTGTTTTAGTCTCTTCTTCAACTTTACCAACCCCATGTAATACATTGGGTGGGAATATATAATAAGCTCCTCTTTTAGGCATAATTGTCATTTTAAGTTCAGGAAGTATTAATGGAGCTCCTTCAGTTAAATATAAAATTAAATGATGATCTTTGTGGGTGTGCATTGCAACACTATCTCCTTTTTTAATTTCATTACCCCAAGAATCAAAAGATATATTTTTATTATACCAATTTTGTTTATTGAAAAATGGATTTGAAGTTTGATGTTTTTGAACAACATAATCTATAAATCTGGTAAACTCTGGCTTATTATTAAAAAATCCCCATGGAGTTTTACCACCATAAACATTAGTTAATTCTGTTGTATCTAAATTTTGAGAAATCATCATACACATATTATGCATATCTATTACATTGTCATAAACACCATGTGATATTTGAATTGTTCTTGGATAAGTAACAATTAAACTATGGGAATAATTTTCTTCTTGCTTTATTTCATCTAAAATAATTGACATTTTATCTTTATCATTTAAATTTCTGCGTTGTATAATAGCAAAAAGGCGTATATAATTCAAGTATGCCACTAAAGAAAATACCACTAAAAGCTGGATTTAATAAACAAGATACCGCAACTGCCGCTGAAGGTCAGTGGATTGATGGGGATTTTGTACGATTTCGTTATGGATATCCTGAAAAAATAGGTGGCTGGAGAGAGATTTTAAATAAAGAATTAGCAGGTGCAGCAAGAGCTCAACATACTTGGACTGATTTAAGTGGAAATAAATATGCAGCTATTGGAACTAATAAATTATTAGTTATTTATTTTGATGGTGCTTTTTATGATATTACTCCACTTGGAGCAGCTTTAACTTCTTGCACTTATACATCAACAACAGGATCTGCAACCGTTACTATTAATAAAGCAAATCATGGATTAGAAGTTCATGATTATATTAAAGTTAATTCAGCTTCAACTCCTGGAAGTCCTACAACAAGTTTTACCGCTGCTAATTTTACAACAAACATATTTGAAGTTTTAACTGTTCCAACAACAAGTACTTTTACAATCACCATGCCTGTTAATGAAGCAGGAACAGGTGTTACAGCTGGAGGAACATTATCTATTTCTCCTTATGAAAATGTAGGTCCTTCAGCACAGACTTCTGGTTTTGGTTGGGGTACTGCTTATTATGGAGGCACCGTTGTGCCTGCTGTAACTAATCAATTAAGTAGTGCAATTGATAATATAGTTGTAACTATTCCTGTAGATTCAACAACAGGTTTTACTTCGGCAGGATCTATTAAAATAGATAATGAAATAATTACTTATACTGGAAAAACTTCTACCACATTTACAGGTTGTGTCAGAGGAACAGGAGGCACCACTGCTGCATCTCACTCAGATAATGCAGTTGTAACAGAATCTACTTATTGGGTAGCTTGGGGACAAGCTAGTTCTTCTTCTGTTGTTACTTTATCTCCAGGAAACTGGTCATTAGATAATTTTGGTGAAATTTTAGTTGCAACAATTAAAGATGGTAAAACATTTTCATGGAACCCTGCTACCGCTAACCCATTAACAGTTAGAGCAACTGTTATTAGTGGCTGCCCGACAGCTTCCACAATGACTATTGTATCTGATCGAGATCGACATTTAATTGCACTTGGAACAGAGACAACTATTGGATCAACTTCAACTCAAGATCCGATGTTTATAAGATTTGCAAATCAAGAGGATTTTAATACTTGGATTCCAACCGCAACGAATACTGCAGGAACCTTTAGACTGGATACAGGAAACAGGATCGTAGGAGCTGTACAAGGAAAAGATTATATATTTATTTTAACGGATCAAGCAGCTTATGTAATGCAATTTGTTGGCCCTCCTTTTGTATTTTCAATAAGACAAGTTGGAACAAACTGCGGATGTATTGGTCAACATTCAATTGTCTTTGCTCAAGGTACTGTATTTTGGATGGGATTTGGTGGTGGTTTCTTCGCATATGATGGAACTGTTAAACAATTACCATCTTTAGTTGAAGACTTTGTATTTACAACAGGAGGCACTAATTTAGGTATTAATTATGGTGCAGCAGATATTATTTATGCATCTCATAATAGTTTATTTAATGAAGTTATTTGGTTTTATCCAACTGCAGGAGAACAACAAATTAATAGATCTGTAGTTTATAATTTCCTTGAAAACACTTGGACAACCATGTCTTTAGCTAGAACAACTTATTCAGATGCACAAACATTTGATTTACCATATGCTACAAAATATTTACTAACCGGCACTCCAACTTTTCCAACTATCAATGGTGTAACTAATACTTCAGGTTTTTCTGAATATTATGAACATGAAACAGGAGTTAATGATGTAAGTGCAACAGGAGTTAAAACAGCAATACCCGCTTATATTGAATCGGGTGATTTTGATTTAGATATTGAAGGAGATGGTCAATATTTAATGAAGATAAATAGATTTATTCCAGACTTTAAAATCCTTACAGGAAATGCTAAAGTAACTTTATTGTTAAGAGATTATCCATCTCAAACACAAAATAGTCAGATGTTAGGACCTTATACAGTAACCTCATCTACAACTAAAATAGATACAAGAGCAAGAAATAGATTAATGAGTATTAAAGTTGAAAATGAAGCAACTGATGAAAATTGGAGATATGGATTATTTAGAGTAGATATTCAACAAGACGGAAGAAGATAATGGCAAAAATTACAACTTATATACCTGAACCAAGTGCAGAATACTCTTCTGAAAATCAAAGACAAGTACTACAAGCACTTGAGACATTAAAAGATCAATTAAATTTTTCTTATCAAAAAGAGTTGAGTGATGAATTATCAAGAATGGAGTGGTTTCTTAGTTAATGACTAACATATACAAAAATCAAGGTTTTATTTTAACAACTTCAAATTTAACAACAGTTTTAACAATTAATACAAGTTCAGTTGCAATTGTTAAAAGCATTAACATAACTAATGAACATAATAGTAATAATTTAGTAGAACTATATTTAAGAGATTCTTCAGCAGCAGTAGATTATGAATTTTTTCACAAAGATATGTCCGCAGATACTACAGAACAAGCAGCAGGACAAGTCTTGAATTTAGAGGCAGGAGATGGTATAAAAGCTCAAGCAGAAACTGCTAATAGTGTAAAAGGTGTTATTAGTTATTTGTTAATAGATAGGTCACAAGAAAACGGTTAAAAAATAAAATGGATAAGAAAGAATATCAAATAGAGACTGAGACAGTAACTATAATAAAGAATAAAAAAACAGGATACGTTTATAAAGACGAGGAAGAACTTAAAGCTGCAAACATTGACCCTAATGATATTAGTTGTGATGTTGTAGTGAAAGTAACTAATAAAGGACTAGAATTGTTTAAGAAATTCATGAATGATAAATGAAACCTAGAGGTGGAACCGAATTACAATTTGAATTTTTAGAAAAACATGTCTCTAAAGAATTATTAGATCAAGTACAAATCTGCACATCTGTTCCTGGTAAAGTTCCATTACATCCAACTAAATTAAACATCCTTTGGCAAAAGAATTCTTACGATCAACCAAATTTAGCGCCTTGGTTTAAAGACAAATCAAATCACAATAAATATGATTGGTATGTATTCAATTCTCATTGGAACTATGAAAAGTTTAGATATTACTTTGATATTCCAACGCATAAATCTATTGTTATTAAAAATGGTGTAGTGCCCATTGTACCAAGAACAAGGCATGTTAAGGGGGAACCCATTAAATTAATATTTCATCCAACTCCATGGAGAGGGTTAAATGTAATACTTGCTGCAATGCAACTTGTTAAAAATCCTCTTGTTAGTTTAGATGTTTATTCTTCAACGCAAGTTTATGGAGATGCTTTTAAACAAGCTAACGATGATGCCTATAAAGAATTATACGATCAAGCAAAACAACTTTCTAATGTAAATTATATTGGTTATAAACCACATGAATATATTAGAGAGAACTTACATAAATATCATATCTTTGCATTTCCAAGTATCTGGGAAGAAACATTTTGTATATCTGCATTAGAAGCAATGGCAGCTGGACTATATTGTATTACAACTGACTATGGTGCTCTATATGAAACAGGAGCAGAGTTTATTACATATGTTCCGTACGAGAAATCATTTACAAGTTTAGCGCACAAGTTTGCTTATGCCATTGAGCATGCAGCGAAAACTTTAGATCATCCGGCAATAAGACAACATTTAGATATGCAAATAGATTATACAAATAGATTTTATAACTGGAATAAAATTGGATATGCCTGGACTAAATTTTTAGAAGGAGCATTGAATGCAAGATCCAAGTAAGCCTATATGGTTTAATAAACCTGAAGAAATAAATATTAACGTAAGTAATAAAGATATTAATTTAGGACCAAGTAATATTTCTATCATGGTTTGCACTCCAGTTCATTCTGAAGTATCCATGCATTACACACAAGCTTTATTAGAATTTCAAAAAGTTTGTATGTTAAAAAATATATTGGTTAGTTTTGTTATTTTAAAATCTTCTTTAGTCACACAAGGTAGAAATTTATGTGTAGCTAATTTTTTAAATGCAGAACATAAATATACTCATTTATTATTCATAGATTCAGATATTAATTTTTCACCAGAAAGTATATTTGAAATGATTGATTTAGATAAAGAAGTTATAGCAATACCTTATCCAATGAAAACAATAAGTTGGGAAAAAATAGATAAACTAAGTAAGCAACTTAAGTATAAAAACCCAACAGAGCTTTCAACACTTGGATTTACTTATCCAATTAAAGTAGCTGATACTAGTAATATAATTGTTCAAAATAATGTTATGGAAGTCACGCATGCGCCCACGGGATGTATGTTAATTAAAAGACAGGTATTTGATAAAATGATTGAAAAATATCCTCATTTAGAAATAAATCAACCAAACATATTAAATGGTGAAGAAACTAAAACTAGTAATATGTATAATTTTTTTGATACCTTCCATGATTTAGAATCTAAAAAATATTATGGAGAAGACTTTGGATTCTGTCAAAAATGGAGAGATATTGGTGGTAAATGTTATTGTTATATAAACAGATTTATTACTCATGTAGGAGAATATCAATATTCAGGTAGATTTAGAGATGAGTTAAATTACATGACAAAGATTGACGAATTAGATAAAAACAAGTAAAGTCTACTATTTCCAGGACTTTGTGCCTGCCATATTAACTATTAAATTATGACAATATCAAGAGCACAAATGTATAGACAATTATATCAAATGGGTGGAATGGGAATAGAATCACTATCTCCTATGCAACCTGCCATGCAGCCAGCAATGCAATCAGCAATGTATACACCTTTAGAAAATACTTATTATAGTGGAATGCCTATGATGATGGCGGGTGGTGGAAGAATGGGGTATCAAGAAGGTGATATAGCTATGTCACAGCCAGAAGGAATTATGAATGCAATGCCAGGAGCCATGCAACCGGAAGCAGGCGGCATGATGCAGGAAGGTGGCACGGAACAAACTGCATTACTTACAATTATACAATTATTAATAGAACAAGGAGTTCCACCAGAACAGGCTCAAGAACTTGCAATGCAAATATTACAAGTATTTAATCAGGGTGGTGCACCAGCAGTTGAAGAATTTGCAAATCAATTAGAACAAGAAGAAGGAATGTCGGAAGACAGAACCATGATGGCAGGTGGTGGTATTAATAATTTATATCCAAGACAAGGATTTTTTATAAAAGGAGTTGTTAAAAGTATTGGTAAAGCAGTTAAAGGAGTAGGTAAGGCAGTTAAGTCAATTGCTAAATCTCCAATAGGACAAATTGCTTTGGCTGTTGCAGCACCTTATGCAATTGGTGCAATGTTTCCAGCATTTGCAACACTTGGTGGAACTGGAATTATGGGAGCTGCGTTAAGAGCAGGTATATCTAATTTAGCAATTCAAGGAATTACAACAGGTAAAATAAATCCTAAACAAGCCTTATTAGCTGCAGCAGCCGGTGGTGCTTTGTCTGGAATTAGTCAAGGATTTAATACTACGGGTGTAGATGCAGGAACTTTAAATGCAGGTGGTGCAGGTATACCTGGATCAGATATACTTGTATCAGGCGTAGAACAAGGATTAACTCCGGTAACGTCTCTTCCAGTTGATTCTTCTTTAGCTGGACAAGTTTTACCTGGTTCAATGGTTTATAATCCACCCACAACTGCTGCAGGTACATTTCCAAGTCTTGGATATGAAGTGTCACCGACTTCTCCTGTAGTTAATGTAGGAACACCCCAACCAAATCCATTTGAAAAAGGAATAACAAGTATTAAAGATTTTGGAACTAATTTAATGACTGATCCATTGAAAACACTTGGAAATGTTGGATCTTCTATTTATCAAAGTGCAAAAGAAAATATAGTACCACTTTCAATTGGTACTGCATTAGGAGCAGGTATTAGACCTCAAGCTGCAGATGAATCCGATGAAGATTATCAAAGATATTTAACAAATCGTAATGCTGAAGTAGCTAGATTTGAAGATTTATATAGAACAGGAATCCGTGGAGTTCAAGCTGCTAATGGTGGTAGAATTGGATATGAGTATGGATCAATGCCAATGGGAGAACCAAGAAGAAATCCTGCAGGTATTATGGAATTAGATTATAGAGCAAAAGGTGGATTTGTTCCACCAATTGGTATAAAAGAAAAAGCAGATGATATACCTGCTATGTTATCTAATAATGAATTTGTATTTACCGCTGACGCTGTAAGAAATGCAGGAGAAGGCAATGTTAATAAAGGAGCACAAAGAATGTACGGATTAATGAAACAACTTGAAGCTGGTGGTGTAGTATAATGGCTGAATTACAACAACAACAAATATTACCCGCACCCCATATAGAAGCAGCAAGTAAAGTATATCTTGAAGATTTAGCAAAAGGTATCGGAGCTGCAAGAGGTGTTGATTTAACAAAATTTTATGGACAACAATTTGTAGCACCTGAATCTGCACTTACACAACAAGCAAGAACGTTATCTTCCGGTCTTGGTGGTTATCAACCTTATTTACAAAGTGCACAACAATTTCAACAAGCAGCTGCTGCAGGCACAGGGCCACAAGCATATCAACAATACATGTCTCCTTATCAACAAGCAGTTATTGATACAACTTTACAAGAATTTGATGTTCAAGCACAAAAAGGTTTACCTATGCTTGCAGCACAAGCAATACAAGCAGGTGCATTTGGTGGTGGAAGAGAAGGTGTTCAAAGAGCAGAATATCAATCACAAAGTGATAGAAACAGAGCTGCTTTACTAGCACAATTACAACAGTCAGGATTTGGTCAAGCTCAACAACTTGCACAACAAAATATTTTAAATCAATTACAACTTAGTCAGGGTCAGTTAGGATTAGGACAAGCTGGACAAGGATTATTAGGAACACAAATTGCAGGACTTACAACATTAGGGGCTGGAGAAACTTCTCAACAACAAGCTTTATTAGAAGCTCAAAGACAACTTGCTCAACAACAAGCTTATCAACCTTTAAATATCGCAGAACGATATGGAGCTGGTATTACTCCTTTAATAGCTGGTTATCCAGGAAGAGAACAAATTTCTATAACACCTTCACCAAGTCCATTACAAAATATATTAGGTATTGGATCAACACTTGCAGGTATTTACAGTAAATTTAATCCTGCTCCATTATTTGGTAAATAATAATGTCTAGAATACTTAAAAGACCAATGTTTAGAATCGGTGGCTCTGCTAATGATGGAATTATGTCCATGGCAGCTCCTAGAAAAAATTATCAAGGAGGATCATCTGATGAAGAAAGAATAACTAAATCAGCGGAAGAATATGCTAGAGTATTAGAAAAACTTGCTGGTGCCGGTCCTAGTACATATAGTGATCTTGGAGATTTATTAATTTCAGGTGGTTTAAATTTAATGTCTGGAAGAGGTGCAGGTAGAGGAACATTAGGTGCAATTGCAGAATCTTATAGAGAACCCTATCAAGCATTTTCAAAAGCAAGGTCTGGGGAAGATGCATTTAAAAGACAACTTAGACTATCTGCAGCGACTCAAGCAATAAGTTCTGATGAAGCAATGAAACTTGCAAAAATGAAATATGGTGCTGAAATGGGCAAAGAACAAGAACAAAGAAAAAAAGAATTAATGCAACAGTATGAAATAAATTATACTGAAGCAAATGATTTTCAAAATTTTTTAAATCAAGCAAATACTATAGGTAAAACAGTAGGTCTTCCAGTATCTTCTGCTCCTTTATCCTTAACTTTTAAAAACGGAAAATATGAAGTTGCGGGTGTTAAAAATATGCCAGAAGGAATTTACTATGATCCTAGAAATAAAAAATATGTTAAAATTAAATCAGGAACTCCTATTATAGGAGATAGTGTTCAAGATGTTATAAAACCAGAAAAACAGATGATATCACAACAATCTTATAGAGACTATATTAATGAAGAATTAGCAAAAAAACAAAGAACAAAAACAGAAGCTGAAGGATATACCTCGTTTGATAGTTCTTCACCATAGGAGATTAAATGGAAGAGGAAGATATTAAATTACGTCCTATAAGTTTAAAAACTTTTGAACAAGGAAGTGAAACAAATGCTTTTATTGCAGGGGCAGCAGGTATTGCTTCTGGGTTATTAAAAATACCAGAAGGTATTTTTTCATTAGCTGCTGAATTAATAGATTTAGGTTTAGACACAGACAAAGCCGCTGATGTAGAAAAATTTTTTGATAAAATTAATCCATTTGAAGAAGTTGCAAAAGAAAGGGCAATTGGAAAAATAACAGAAGCATTAACTTCAATTGCAATACCTGGAACTGTTGGATTTAAGGCAGCGGCTGGTTTAGCTGATAAAGCTATTAAAGCAAGAAAAGCAGGGGCCTATGCTAATTTAAAAAGTCCAAATGTTATGAAAGCATTAGGAAGAGCAGAAGAATTAAATTCCAAAGCTAAAATACAAAGATTTTCAGCGGGCGTTGTAGGAGGTGCAGCGGGAGAAGCTTTTGTAGCTGATGTAGAAGATCTTGGAACTATTGGAGATATGTTTGAAGCAGGACCTACACAATTAGAAGATGTAACAGATGAAGGTGGAAGAGAAGACGCTGGAAGAAAATTATTAAATAGGCTTAAATTTGGTTCAGAATCATTATTAATTACTCCATTTATATATGGTGTTGGTAAAGGTATTAAAGCTGCTGCAACTAGAGGTGAACGTTTAGAATATAGTAATTCTCAATTAGATAAAACCTTTAATCAAATTTTTTCTGCATTCAGAGCAAGAGGAGCTAAACCTCAAGAAATATTTGAAGCTAAAATGTTTGAAAAAGGAGCTACTGCTGCAGATGTTAATAGTGCAATGGAAATTGTTAAAAGAATAGATAGTGATGTAGATAGAATGTTTCCATCTTTAAAATCAGCTTTTAATAAATCTACTGAAAAAGAAAAAACACAAGTATTAAAAGAAATAAATGATGCAATGTTTTCTGGTAAATTAGATGAAGTAATGCCTCTTGAAACAAGACAAAAATTAACTAATACTTTAGAAGCTAAAGGATTACCACAAGAGAATATAAATAATTTATTTCAAAGTATAGATTTAGCTAGAGGAAAATTTACTCAATTAATTGAAACAAGTTCTAATGCACCTAAAGATATTGATAACTTAAAAAATTTATTAGGAACTAGGGTAAAAGATTATTTAGGAAATACTTATAGAATATTTGAAGACAAATCAATTATTCCTTTCTCAAATTATAAACCATCTGATGAAGTTATTAATAAAACAAAAGAATTATTTAAAAGATATCATAGGTTTGCTAATAGAAATAATCCTAATTTTGATCCTATTAAAAATGCACTTACAGATCAAGAAGCAGATACTTTAGTTAGTAATGTTTTAAAAAATGCAGTGGAAGCAAAATCTCCAAAACAATTATCATTTACAAAATATATTAATTTAACCCCTGCCTCTGATGATGTAACTAGTAAAAAATTCTTTAAACGAATTGTTACTAGAGATATTGATAATAAAAAAGTAGACGAAGTTATTGGTGAAGGTAGTAAAATATTTAATGACTTATTTGGAAAAATAGAAGACCCCAGATTTTCTATTTATACCGGAGTATCAAGACTATCTGCTGTTGCAAGAAGAAATGAACTTTTAGAAAATTTAGCTAAAAATGATGATGTTATAAAACAACAAGTTGCTTCAGGTGTAAAAGCAGGAGTTCCTGGACAAAAAGGGTTTTTCTTTACTGCAGATGAAGTAAAAAATTTAACAGCGGAAAGAGCATTACCTAATCAAGAAATAGTTGCATTAGATGATTATTTAACTCCGTTCTTTAAAGATGAGTTTGCAGTTAATCCATTACAAGGATTGTATACTTCTAAACCAATAGCAGAAGCTTTAGGTGATTCATCAAAAGCATTTAAATTTTTATTTGAACCAAGAGCTGGAGCTACTGCAGCAGAAAAAGCTGGAACATGGGCCTATAGAAATTTAATTTTAGCTCCAAAAGGTTTTGCACAAGTAGCTAAAACTGTTTTAGCACCTGTTACGCATTTTAGAAATTTATTTTCTGCAACAGCGTTTTCTGCTTCAAATGGTATATTTTTTGAAAATCCAAGAGTGGTAGCCGAAGCTTTTAAAGATGCTTTTGGAGTATTACAAGTTGGAACAAGAACAGTAGAAGCTAACGCAAGGTATAGACAACTTTTAGAATTGGGAGTGGTTAACTCACAAGTTCAATTAGGAGATGTTAAAAATCTTTTAAAAGATTTAAAATTTGGAAGCGATTTAAATATTGATAAACCATTAAACTCAATGGGACAAAAGTTATTTGGTTTAACTACTAGAGGATTAAAGAAAGGACAAAAATTTGCTGAAGATTTATATACTGCGGAAGATGATTTATTTAAAATAACAAATTTTGCAGTTGAAAGACTTAGATTAAAAAATGCTTATTTAAATGCAGGAAGAGAAGTAACAGAACAATTTTTAGATCAAGAAGCTGCAAACATTGTAAGAAATACAGTGCCTAATTATGCATATGTGTCGGATACGGTTAGAGCATTAAGAAGGCTTCCTCTTGGAACTTTTATGTCATTTCCATCTGAGATATTAAGAACAACTACTAATATTGCTTCTAGAGCAATAAAAGAAATACAGGATCCTGCTTTAAGAAATATCGGATATAAAAGATTACTTGGTCTAACTACTGTATTAGTTGGAGCTCCAATAGGTTTACAAACAGGTTTCCAAGCTCTTTATGATGTAAATAATGAAGAAATGAATGCACTTAGAAGATATTTACCTGAATGGTCTAAAAATTCTACTATATTACCAATTAGAGATGAAAATACTGGTGAATTAAAATACATAGATTTTAGCCATGGTAATGCTTATGACACTGTAGTTAGACCTCTTCAAACATTGTTAAATAATGTTCAAAATGGAATTACTGATGAAAAAGCTTTAATGGGAGATTTTTTAAAAGGAATTACTCAAGCTGCAGGAGAACTTGCTTCTCCTTTTATAACAGAAGCAATTTATACAGAAGCTCTTGCTGATCTGCTTATAAGAGGTGGTAGAACTAGAGAAGGAAGACCTATTTGGACTGAAACTCAATTAAATACTGAGCCTGGAACTGTAATTAAAAATTCAATAGAACACTTAGCTGAATCAATGTTGCCTTTTTCATATCCACAATTAACTAGACTTTACCAAGCTGCTGCAGATAAACCATCCGAAAGAGGTGAAAAGTTTGAGTTGCCGGATGAATTATTAGGATTCTTTGGTTATAGAGCTGTTAAAGTAGATCCTTTAAAATCTTTAGGGTTTAAATTAGCTGATTATCAAAGAGGAATAAGGGAGTCACGACAATTATTTACTGGCGGAGAAGAAAGTCTTTTAAAAGGAGGTCCTAAAACACCTAATGATGTTATTAAAAGATTTATAGCAGCAAATAAAGCAAAATTTGAAACTATAAAAAATTTAAAAAAGGATATTGATGCAGCTGAAACTTTAGGAACTAATTCATCTTTAATTTTAAGAGAATTTTCTGATAGAAAACTTAATACTGATTATAGAAAAATAAAAAATAATAAATTTACACCTTATGTACCATCCGCAAATATATTAAGAGAGTTAGAACAAATATCTCAAAAAACAGGTATTGCTAATCCATTTACGCAAGCATTAGGTGCTATTCAACAATTAACTAGAACTTTATTTTCTATTCCACTTACAGAGAACATTAACGACTATATTGATATAAAAGATTATTTATTTGAAGAAGAGCCTTTAATAGAAACACCTCCATTACCAATTCAACCAATGCCTAATGTTTCACTTTTAACTCCTCCTCCGCAACAGGTAGCAGGATTACAAAATGGATTGACACCAGTAGAAAGTGCATTATTAAGTCCTGAAGAACAAAGAATAAGATTAAAGCAAAGAGGATTAGCATAATGGCAAACGGTAGAGACCCAAAGACAACAGGAGAACATATTATAGCCCTTTATGGCCACATAACTGGCGTAAAAAGAGATTTAAGAGAACTTAGAGACGAGTCTTCTCAAATGCATTCTAAATTTGAAAGTAAATTTGATAAATTGACTTGGTGGATCATCGGAGGATTGGGGTCAACCATAGCACTTCTACTCACACTAGCTTTTAATTTAATTAAATAAACTATTGATTATAGTTTTAAAAAACTATATTAGGCGTTTATGAATAAAGTTTTAGTACACAAACATCTTATTATAAGAGCAGAAGCAAAAAATCCTCCAATGGATGTAGCTGTTCTTCGCAAATGGTTTCAAAAATTTATAAACGAAATTGGAATGAAAGTTATGATGGGTCCTTATATTAAATATTCCAATATGGTTGGTAATCGTGGAATTACCGGAGCTGCAATCATAGAAACATCTCACATTGTAATGCATGTATGGGATGAACCTGACCCCGCCTTGCTGCAGTTTGATGTTTATTCCTGCGGCGAATTTGATCCTGAAACAATATGCAATAAGATAAAGAAAGATTTTAATACAACAAAAATAGAATATAAATTTTTAGATAGAGAACATGAATTACAAGAAATACATACTTTAACATATACAGATCCAATTGTTAAAAATTATGAAAATAAAGAAATAGAAAAGAAAAATAATATATTAATGAAAAGCCGTAAAGAAGTTGAAATTAATGGTAATGGAACTTCTGGTTATGTTATTAAAGAAGGCATTCATAAAGGAACAGTTCTTGGTCATATTAAAAGAGAAAAATCAAATATAGATAATAACAATAACATTAAAAATTCATCAAATAAAAATGAAAATTATGATGAATTAGGTTATTGAAATTTTAAAATAAATCATTATATATCTCCTAGGTTGCATCATGTGGATGGACCAATTAACTTGCTTTAAAAGGAGATAATTATGACAAACCTAGAAGTTTTCAATAATTTAAGCAAACAATTATTCAATGGATCAACAAAGTTTTTTGATGAATCTTTTGAAAATATTTTTGACACATGGTCAAAAGTACAATCATTCCCTTTCTATAACGTAGTAAAATACTCAAAAGGTAAATACGGATTGGAAATCGGTTTAGCTGGCTACAATAAAGAAAACGTACTTGTAGAAGTTAAAGATGGTATCTTAACAGTAGAAGGAAAAGTAGATAATAAAAATGTAGACTATGTTAAACAAGGTCTTGCATTTAGAAAATTTTTCAAACAGTTTGAATTAGCTAAAGATGTAGTAGTTGATGAAGCTGAAATGAAAGATGGTCTACTTAAAATTAAACTTGGTTATAAAGAACCAAAAGAAGTTGAAGGTATCAAAGTAGATATTAAATAATGTTCCCTTACAACGAGGAGGAGTGGAAATTTATATCCACTCCTTCAACTCTTCTCCCATAACTTGAGTTGCAATATCAACTTTAGTTCGTAAAGCTTTTACAATCTTTTCATCTACAGTTCCTTCTGCAATGATATCAATGTAAGTCATTGGTTTCTCTTGTCCTATACGATCAATACGTGCTTCTGATTGTTGTCTCTTTTCTAAATCATATCCATTAGAATAATAAATCATAGTAGATGCACCTGTTAATGTAATTCCATATCCACCTGTTTGGGGTGTTCCAACAATAAATCTTACAGGACTATTTGGATCTTGAATTAATTTAATTGCTTTTTGTCTGTCATCTGTGGTTGTATCACCATAATAAGTTACAACAGAATTATCTCCATATTCTTTTTTAATAGCTTCAACGATAACTTCTATATCATATCTATAGTGGGCCCAGATAACTGCTTTACCTTCCATTTCAGATAAAACATCCATTAATTCATCTAATCTATTACTTGCAATTTTTTGTGTTTGTCCATCATCAGATTTAAAATGACCGCAAGTTATTTGATGTAATCTCATTAATTGAGTTATAACATTATGTGTTGTGGTTAATTTTCCATTTAATGTTGCAAGTGCAATTTCTTTCATCTGTTTGTAAACTTTACTTTGTTCTTCGGTTAATTGAATAGTTCTTTTCATATAAGTTTTAGGTGGTAAATCCAAACAATCATCTTTTAAAACTCTATGTGAAAATGGTTTTACTTTTTCTGAAAGTTCTGCAAGATTTCTATAACCAACTACAATTTCTATTTGTCTTCCACTTACCATTATTTTTTTCATTAACGCATATCTATTTCTAAAACTATAATAAGATTGTTGATCTAACAACCAGGGGTCAAGAAACCAACATTGTGTAAATAAATCTAATGGAGATTTAGTTACAGGTGATCCCGTTAATATTCTTTTATATAAAACATGTTTACCCAAAGTTATTATATTTTTTGTTCTTGCGGCACCTGGGTTTTTAATAGTAGTTGATTCATCTATTGCCATTAAAGTTTTATGACAACTTAAAAACTTTTCTGCAAATTGTTTTCCTTTTTTAGTAGATAATGCTTCAACATTCATAATTAAAATATGAAGATCATAACTAGATTTAAATAATGTATTTAATTCTTTTTCTTTTGTTTTACTTGTTGTTGATTCCCATAACACCATGGTTTTTTCTATATGATCTGCCATGTGAGTAGGTATTTCAGAGTCAAACCAATTCTTATAAACACCTTTAGGAGCTATAATTAAGGCGCCATTTATAAGGCCTTTATCATAAAGCATTGACATATTATCTATTAATACTTTAGACTTACCGGTCCCCATTTCCATAAAATAAGCAAATACTTTCTTATCCCAAGACATTTCTAATGCCTTTAATTGATGTGCAAATGGCTTTGTCTTAAACTTATAATGCATATATAATATTTAGTTCTTTCTATTGATTAGTATAACACATTAATATACAACAAGTCAAGAATGGAAAAAAATAAAGTTTACGTAATACAAGATGTACCGGGTACAAGAGAAGGAAGACCAAAAATAAATATTATTGGTGCTTCTCAATATGGTTCACTAAAAGTTCTGCTTCCAGAAAATGCACAAATTATATTAAGTGCAGGACCTGTTGTATTTAAGTTACGACAGTTGCTAAAAGATTACACTTCAGAAGATTATTTACTACTTACAGGTGATCCTGCAATAATTGGTGTTGCATGTTCAGTTGTATCTGATATTACTAACGGCAAGTATAAATTATTAAAATGGGATAAACAAGAAAGGAGATATTATCCAATTGAAATTGACTTGTATCAAAAATCTGAAACAAGCACTTGACAAACGTAATTTAAGGGATTATAATATACAGAATAGAAAGGTAATAATATGACAATAAATTTTGAACAAGACAGAGTAGAATCAGTTACACAAATTGATGCTGCAAAAACTTTATCAGATAAAGTTTTAAAATTAAAAGATTTAGAAGACGAGATTGCTAACGCAGAAGAAAGTATAAAAAGATTAAAAGAACAAGCTCAAATACTTTCTCAAGTAGAAATTCCTAGCATGATGCAGGAAATGCACATTACAAAATTAAAGCTGAAAGATGGTGAATCAGTTGAAATAAAACCTTATTATTCCGCTTCACTAGCACAAGGAATGAATGAGACTGATTCAGATTATGTTCTAAGAAAAGAACAAGCTTTTACATGGCTTCGTAATAACGGCTTAGGTGACATCATTAAAAATGACATCACCGTTACCTTTGGTCGAGGCGAAGATAACAAGGCGGCACAATATGCTGTCCTTGCACGAGGTCAGGGTTTTGAACCAGTCCAGAAGGAAAATGTTCATTCCCAGACACTCAAGGCAGTGGTCAGAGAGCGTATCGAATCTGGACAGGATATGCCCTCTGATCTATTTAAAACTTACGCAGGTAACAGTACAAAAATAACAAGGAGATAAAAAATGGAAACAGGAAAACAAGTAGCACCAAAAAAAGCTGCGCCATTACCTTCCTCAATATTGTTTGAGAATGATGCGCATCAAGGTTTTGAAAATGTAAAGCAAGAAAGTATGGCTTTACCTATTTTAAAACTATTACAAAACGGTTCAGGAGAAGCACAAAAACGTAATCAAAATTATGTTGAAGGTGCTGAACCTGGAATGCTTTTCAATACAGTTACAAAAAAATTGTATGATGGAGCAAATGGAATAACAGTTATTCCATGTCATTATAAGTTAGAGTATCAAGAATGGTCAGATTTTGGAACAGGTTCAGGAAGACCTGAAAAAATCTATCCAGATACTTCTGATATAAAATCAAAAACAACAGAAGATCCTTCAGGTAAAGATAGATTGCCAAATGGTAATTATATTCTTACAGTTGGAAATCATTTTGTTTTGATTGTAGACGGAGATAACACTGAAACTTCTTTAATTTGCATGAGTTCATCTCAAGGCAAAATAAGTAAGAAGTGGAATTCCATGATGATGTCAATCGTTTTGGAGGGTCAAAAAGGATCTTATACTCCACCTTCATTTAGTCACATGTACAAATTAAGTACAGTTTTGAATTCTGGGAAAGGAAACCAATGGTATGGATATAATATATCTAAAATTGGCCCTGTAGCAGATGAAAAAATATATAAAAGAGCTAAATCGTTTTACGAAAGTTTAGCAACTAAATAAATAAATAATGGGTGGTGGCAACACCACCCACAACAACATGGGTGGAAAATGTTAGAAAGATTTAAGAATATATTTGCTGGTCTTGAAACTGCTTACGGTCAAACAATAATGACTGGAGAGATCAGGGATGATGGAAAGAATGAAGCAGAATGCACAGTTGTACATAAACCTGTAACTGATGAATTATGGCAAAAACATTTAAGAGGTGAATTTCCTGCACTTGGAATTGTACCAATCAAACAAGATAGTAAGTCTAAATGGGGTTGTTTAGATATTGATGTTTATGATTTAGACCATAAAGAATTAGTAACTAAAATAAAAAATAAAAATTTACCATTAATAGTTTTTAAATCAAAATCAGGTGGAGCGCATGTATTTATATTTGTAAAAGAATTTGTACCGGCATCTTTAATCAGAGAAAAATTAAAAGTAATGGCAGCAATGTTAGGACATGCTGGTAAAGAATTATATCCA